AACAAAAACTGATATTACATCCCCAGTTACTAACTTTGAATATGAAACTAGACTAAACGATGAGAAGAGAGGAATATTTGTATTAAGACCATCTTATCTACAGCAGTTCTTGTCTAACAATAGAACTCTTATGTTATACGGAACTTCTACACAAACAATAAGTAGAAAACTCAAGAGAGGAGAAAATATTAGACTCTGATCACCACAATAGATCTAGTTTCTTATCAAAGATCATAACATATCGGTGTTTTTGACTTCTATCTTTCCATTCACCTTCTTCCCCTTTAACACTTCCTCTGGAATGTTTAGTTCCGTCTGCAAAGTAAAAATCTTTTTTTCTGTCTGATAGACCGCAATACTTAAAATTGCAAGCACGATAAATTGTGCCGACATGAAAATTACTATCAGCATACGAAATGATAGATCGGACTTTAGTGTCTTTTCTAAGTTGTTTAATCGCCCCAGCAACGAACCAAGAAGTAATGTTATACTCTTCTTGTTGAGTGTCGGGGTGGATACAGAGTCTTGAGAGTTCAAAGAGTCCTTGCTGCTCATTTCTTTCTAATCCGAAAGCACCTTTTGCTATTTCAGGAACAGGGAGACCTGTAAAAATACAGACTCCCTGGATACCTCCAATATTTAGAGGACAAAATTCATTATTTTTATATAGACCATAATTATAACCAGACTTGAAAGTTTTAGAAACATCCTTCAAATAATGAAACCGCAGAAGTAACTCTGCGGCTTCTGATTTGGTTACACGTTCTATAGTGTAATCAGACTTCACTATTCAGCAAGTTTAGCGAAGTAGGAGAGAGCATCATCATCTTCATCAGAAGAACTGGAAGTAACGATGTCCTGTGCATTGAAATCACCAGGTGTAGAAGTTACCTGAGGAGCAGGACCACGGTTAGAAGCGCGGAAATCTTCTTCTGCCTCAACAGTTTCCTGATCCTGGAAACGAGGGGTGCCCTTGTTGCCAAGAACGTAATCAAGGCGCTTCTTCAATGCATCATAGTCCTTGAACTGATCAGGAGCAGTAAATTCTTCAAGAGAGAACTGCTTTTTCCAGATTGCTTCCATAGCATCATCATCGTCCAGTAGAGCAGACTGTGCAGCAAACTCAGAGGAGTCGTAGTTACGATAACCAGCAACGTTCTTTGCCTTCAGTTTGAAGTTAGCACCCTGCCAGAAGTCGAACGGATCGATTGCTTCCTCATCTTCAAACTCAGGTTGCATTGCAGCAGTCAGTTTGTCAAAGATCTTCTTACCATACTTATAGAGCATCACTCTACCCTCGTTCTGAGGATTGGTAGGATCTTTTACAATATAGATGTTGCTGATATAGGTGAGTTTGCGCTTCTGCTTACGAGCAGCATCTTTACCCGCATCTGTGCCGTTGTTCCACAGCAAAGAATTGCATTCAGACACAGGATCTTTCTGACCCAAACTAGTCAGAGAGTTTTCAATATACCAACCACCAGGACCTTGGAAGGCGTGGGAGTAGAGTTTCACAAACGGTAGATCCTCACCGTTGGGAGCAGGCAGGAAACGGATAACGGCATAACCATTGCCACTCTTATCACATTCCAGTTTCCAGAGACGGTCATCACCAGAACCGCCAGTATTATTCATTTTTTCAACTTCCTTAACCAGTTTTTGGGTAAGGGAGCCCAGTTTAGATTGCTTCTTAAGGTCAGCAAAAGACATTTGGATTTCCTCGGATTTTTGGGATTTGGGGGATTTACTTGGATAGTATAACAAAGTTTTGCTCAGGTGTCAATATAGTCCTTGAGCGATTCAATGGTCTTATTCATACTATCGAACAGTAGATTCAGATCGGTCTCGGGGGGAAACCCCATCATAGCAACCGACTTACGTAGGTTCTCTTTCATCTCAACCGCTTTGGGGTCTTCCGAAAGAGATAACCTAGTATACATCACTCTCTGCTTTTCTAGCAACGTTGCTAGTTTTTCAATTTTATCTATCCTTGTATCACGGTCCATAGAACTGAAGGCAAGGAGAGATCCATAGATCTCTTCCTGGAGTGTATTAATCTCCTTCAACTCTTCTTGTATGATTTCGGAATCGAAAAAATTACTCATGAACTATTGACCGTAATACTTTCTTATATTGGAATACATCAATATTTATGAAGGGATTATACTTTTTAATTTTAAGACTCACAGTTTCCCACACAGGATCATCCAATCTCTTATCCATAATAGATACGAAGTCAAAAATCTTATTAAAGATCACCAGAGTCTCTAGACTAGTTCTTCCACCAAGATATCTTTTTAGAATTACTGGATGCCCTTTGGAACAACTGAAGAGTTCTTCTAATTTTCTCTCCGAGAGTAATTCGTTGCTTTGTTCTTTGAACAAGTAACTCAAACTCTGCTGTCGTTTCATCCACTCGGCGTATGTCCTTTCTCCAGAATTGATAATTTCTCCAATCCATAAGTTTTGCGGGTTGTCGGTGGAAACAAAATTTGCTAGTAGAAAATCTACTACTTCTTTATTAGAATATTTTCTAGATGTTTTTTCAAACCAATACTTATCTTTCCTTTTATTAAATGAGGATACAGTAGCGCGAGATTTTCCCCCATACTTAAAAAAGTCATATTTACGATTAGTAAAATGACTCTTCAAAGAAAGATATGTTTGGTAGGTCTCATATGGTGTCACTTTCAACATCATCCACTCTTTCAAATTCTTCAATCATATTAACAGGAACACTGTGCTCATTGGCAATTAGATACCAGTGTGTTCCTTCACCGGGACCAATATATTTGATCTCGGTTTTGGGAATATTATGTTCCCTTATTGCTGCCTGCATCTTAAGATGTAGAAGTTCATCATGAGAAATCATATCGGAAGTTTTGCTCTTGAAGTTTTCTTCATGAAATTAAGACTAATAGCATCATACTTAAGGCGTTCTTTCAAAGATTTTGAAACAAGCTTTGTTACAGAGTCTACCTCAAGTTCGTTTACTTCGCAATAGTGAACAATGGCATCAATATAATTGAGTTTCTCTTCGGCAACAATTTTTTCAATCTCAAGAGCAAATTTTGAAGGTGTTAAAAATTTGCTCTCGATTACCTTTTCTAGTTCCTTATTTGGTTCCATACAGCTCCAGTTTATCTGTAACAAACTTTCTAATGTATTCGGTGAGAAGTTTGATGTACTTTGATTTGTCTCTTTCTTCGTAGACGACGCATTCTCCATTTTCACAAGCCATGATGATTACAAATTTTTTAACTGGAATACCAGTCATTTCATACAGCATACAACCATATGCTGCACATTGGACAAAATAGTTTTCGATCCAATTTCTTGGTTTCGGTTTTTTAGAAGTCTTAAAGTCAATTATTGCTAATTCACCCTCGTATTCTGCAATACAATCGACGGTTCCAGCAATACCTAACTGCTTACTATATAGGGAAGTTTCCAGAGCATGAATATTATCAATATTATTTAAAGTTCCCTTAGAAATCTTAAATAAAAAATCGGAAATAGGACGAACTTTTGGAAGTTTTTCATTCTTGAGATGATACTCTACAAGAGTATGCATATCCGTGCCACGACCAGTTGCAGCCTTTGTGACACGATTTGCCTCTTCATCACCAACCTTCTTACGCCACTTAACAAAGATTTCTTTATTATAATGACTAGTCACCGAAGTAATAGAAACTAGTTTTAAGAGTTCTTCTTCATCGGGAACAGAATAGTATCTGACTCCATCAATAGTCTCCCTCTCAAGTTGAGGGAGACTCAAATCAACATGATTAAACATTAAAAACCTGCATCTATTTTTGCAACTAGATATTCTTTACATAGACCAGAACGAACAATATCATCAAGACCAAACTCAATAATATCAAACGATGGCATTGCTCTAAGAATTCTCATAAAATCGACGATACCGTTTCTTTCGTTAGTTTTTTGCAAATCAGATTGAGTTGCATCACCACAGAAACAAATACGGGTATTTTCACCAACTCTTGTAATTATACTATCAAGTTCATGAAAATTCAAGTTTTGGAATTCATCAACTATCACAATAGCATTATCAAGAGTTGTTCCACGGAGAAATGATGTGGACCAGAACTTAATTGTTTCCTGCGCTTTCAGATTACCATACAGCATCTCAAAATCGGAATCACTAGGCATCTGAAACATGTATTTAACCATGTTCTTATAAGGAATCTGATAGATATCAGACTTATCTTCATAAGTTCCAGGAAGGAATCCAATCTCTCTAGTAGAAACAAGAGAGCGAACCAGATAAATTCTCTCGTAAGGAGTATTATCGTTTAAAACATCTTGAAGGGCCTTATACAGAGCAATGAATGTTTTACCTGTCCCAGCACAACCATAACCAATAAGATGTTTCCCCTCCGTATACGAATCAAAGAATCTTTTTTGATTGTCTGTTAATGGATCAATATCAACCAATAAATCTGTATTGATTGGTTTTTTTCTTCTCATTTGCTTGGCAGTCATGCCAATTCCAATAGGGGAGTCGTTCTTTCTCTTTCTAGTTGGCATAAGTTACTTAGATCTTTTTGACAGTTGAACCAGGTGCTTTTGATGCCTTGGCAAGCACATCATTCCATCCAGGATTTTTATTGACGAGTTTATCTCGCCACTCTCCAACCTCTCCAGGTTGAGGACAAGTTGATGGATCTGACCAATCTCTTTTCCAAGTAGGATTGTCATCACACCACTGAGGCCAGTCATGAACACTGAGTTTTACTTCTTTTTGTTCGCCGGTCTCTTTATTGACTACAGGATAAGTTGCCATAATTATGAATGATATATTTTTATTTAGACCCACCCAAGTGCTTCAGCACAGGTTGGGAATTGTTCCAGGAATACTTTCTTACACCCTTCAGCAAGATCCATATGTTCTTGCTGAGTACCGTTAGCAGTCCTCAGATTTATGTAATGAATCCACGACCTGCAAGAACCGGACATATAGATTTTGGTGGGCGTAGCGAGTGGAAGCACAAAACGAGCACACTCCTTTGCAATACCTGCTCCTAACATTTCCTGATAGAGTTTCATTGCATCATTAAAATGCCGTTGAACCTTTAACTCAAAGTCCTGACGCATATGTGGATCAATATCATCAATAGAATTTTGACGATTCTTAGTATCTTGGCGGCGAAGATCGAATAACGGAATTGTATCTGCAAGCATAGAACTATCAGCATACCGTTGAGAAAACTCTTGATATGTGAAAGATCTGTGCCTCAGAACTTGCGCTGCCACGCCCCTAGTGGTTTCAAGTTCCAGAGTCATAAATGCCTGCTCAAACACAGACCAGTGATTGTGTTTGATACAGTAACCCAACAGTTTTGCATAGTTAGGATTTTCCTGATTGTTTGGATTTGACACACGCGCAACGTATGCCATCATCTTCTCCGCATCGGGAGTGACGCTAATTAGTTTTACACTCATTCTTCGTTCAAATCACTGTCTTCAAAGACTTCATCATAGTCATGGAGATACCTCGCAACTTCATCGTATTTCACTTCCTGTGTATATGCATCTACATCAGAATAAACTTCTGCCTTGAGTCCATCTACTAAAAGTTCTAGATTGCGGACGATGAGTTTGAGTCTTTCTTTGTCCATGATGAAATGTCCTTTCACCATATTATAGCATAAAAAAGGAGGGCATATGCCCCCGATTTTAAATTAATTTGCTAATAGAATTTTACAAATTCTTTTACATGTTCCTTGGTCTTCTTCGCATTCAATTAAACAGTCAAAGTAGTCATTTACCAAATCCAATTCTTCGTTAGATTTAGAAAGTGCATTTTCGATATGCACCCATTCTGCCAATTGATTACGGGAAATGCGATTGTGCATTTTCACCTCCATAGATTTTGATACCATAAGAAGGAATTACTTCATAGGCTAGCCTTAATTCTATACTATGTAGACTACTTTGTGTTAATTCACTAACATTTGTTAATTGTTTACTTAAAGACAAAAAAAGAGAGGGATTGTAACCCTCTCTGTAATGTAAGTTAATGAATCACTTAGTATAAGTACGACCACGATAGCAGAATGTACCGTGTGACTCTTTGTTTTCTACACAACGAGTAGAATACTCAACACCACGATATGAGGTGTGAAGAATTTGTGC